CGAGCGCAATTGACGACGCCATCGAGAATATTCGGGAAAAGCTTACGACCGACGACTTGCGCGCCTCAATCAGCGATCTGGTGAGACTGATTCAGCTCCGGAAGGAACTGAATGACGAAGCTCCGAAGCAGGTGACGGTTCGATGGATAGAGGAATGGAAGAACTCACCTGCGAACGAAGAATAAAGTACAAACCGCTGCCAAGCCAGCGGAAATTTCATCAATCGAAGGCCATGTTCAAAGGCTTCTCCGGTCCTATCGGATCGGGTAAAAGCCAGGCGCTTTGCCATGAAGCGATTCGCCTGAGTTATCTGAACGCCGGACGAACCGGCCTGATCGGGGCGCCGACTTACCCGATGCTTCGGGATTCTACGGTGGCGGCGCTGACAGAAACACTCTCGGAAAACGAGATCCCGTACGAGCTGAACCGCGCCGAGAATTTCGTACTGATGAAGGATACGGGATCGAAGATCCTGCTGCGATCGCTCGACGAATTCGAGAGACTCCGTGGAACGAATCTGGCATGGTTCGGAGTCGACGAGCTGACTTACACGCAGGAAGGCGCGTGGCTCCGACTCGAGGGCCGGCTGCGCGACCCAAAGGCTACCCAGCATTGCGGCTTTGCGGTGTGGACACCCAAGGGCTACGACTGGGTGTATCGGAAGTTCATTGACAAGCCGTTGGACGGATTTGAAACGATTCTCGCGAGACCTTACGAAAACAAGTTTTTGCTCGAGAGGCTCCCGGACTTCTATGACAGGCTGCGTGGAAGTTACGACGAGAACTTCTTTCGTCAGGAGGTTTTGGGCGATTACCTGAACGCCAAAGGGAATCTGGTATACAGCGCGTTCAGCAGGGACCTGAATCTGAGAGAGGTGGAGTTACAGCCCGGTGCGCAGCTTGTCTGGGCGCTCGATTTCAACGTCGATCCAATGTCTTCGATCGTGGCGCAGAGAGTGGCCGGCGAGGTTCACGTGCTGGACGAGATTGTTCTTAGACGAGCGACAACGGAAAACGCGTGTCTCGAGTTTGAACGTCGTTTCGGATATCTGGACCAGGAGATCACTATCTATGGCGACGCTTCCGGTTCGAGGATGCAGACGACGGGCTCATCGGATTACGAGATCGTTCGGGACTTTTTCGCGGCGCGGCGAATGCGGACAAGCCAGCTGATTGAACGGAAAAATCCGCTGGTGCGGGACCGGATCGCGATGATGAATTCCAAATTGCGCAACGCGAACGGAGAAGCCAGTTTATTCGTTCATCCGCGATGCAAGGAACTGATCGCGGATTTCGAGCAGGTTTGTTATCGGGAAGACTCAATGCAGATCGACAAGGACAAAGACCGGATGCGGACGCATCTCTCCGATGCGCTGGGTTATCTGATCTGGCAGCAATTCCGCGTCGGAAAGATCGGCGAGAGAGGACATCGGGTGGTGTAGCGGGCGAGCCCGGATCGGAATATAACGTTGAACACGCATATAGAGCAGGAACATCCGGATTACACGAGCCGCGCGCGAATGTGGCGGCGGTACCGGGATCTTTACGCCGGCGGCGAGCAGTTCCGGCAGAACGCTCACGAGTATCTGGTGCGGCGTCACAAGGAGCCGCTGGACGTCTACCAGGAACGGCTGACCCGAGTGTTTTACGAGAACTACATCGGGTCGATTATCGACTGGTATACGGCGACGCTGGTGCGGAAGGAGCCCGTGCTGGAGTTTTCCGGCGCCAACGAGCGCGCGAGGAGTTTCTTCGCGGAGTTCGTGGAGAATTGCGATCTGAGAGGGACACCACTGACGCAGTTCTTCAAGCAGCAGCTTACTGAAGCCCTGGTTTGCGGAAAATCCTACATCGTGGTTGATTTCCCCCGAACCGGGCCGGCGCGCACGAGGGCGGAAGAAGACGCAAGCGGCCGCAGCCGGTCGTATCTGGTGGGTTACACCGCAGACGAAGTTATTAACTGGAGCTTCGATATCCGCGGAGAACTCGAGTGGGTCGTGATCCGGACGTCATGGCTGAAGCAGGATAGCGTGAAATCCTTCGGGTGGAAGCGCGAGACACGGTGGATCTACTACGATCGCGAGCGGTTCGAGGCATATGAGCGGCGCGGCACGGATTCGAAAGAGATCGAGCTGGTGGATGAAGGGCCGCACGGGTTCGCTTCCATCGGCCGGGTTCCGGTGTTCGAACTGCGCGTGGGCGACGGTCTCTGGCTGACGAACAAGGTAGCGTTGCTGCAGCTCGAGCATTTCAACAAATCGAATGCTCTGGGGTGGGCGCTGACGATGGGCCTGTTCGCGATGCCGGTGATCTATTCGGACCGCGAATGGAACCAGATTACGGGCGAGAGCTATTACATTCAGCTCGGTCCCGAAGACAAGTTCGGGTGGACCGAGCCGGAGGGAAAGGTTTACCAGATTGCAGCCGACAACCTTGTACGCCTGAAGGACGAGATATATCGCGTCTGCTATTTGATGCAGCAGGCAGACGAAGGGGCCGGGAGTCAGCAATCGGGCGTGAGCCGGCAACTTGACTTCAGCATCACCGAGGAGATTCTGAGGGCGTACGGGTCTCTCGTGAAGGACTCGATGCGGCATGTGCTCGCGGCGATCTCAGAGGTCCGGCAGGACGGGCTGTCGGTGGACGTTTCCGGCATGGACGAGTTCGACATTACAGAATTCGGGGTGGACGTTCAGGATGCGAAGAGTCTGCTGGATCTGGGCGTGCAATCACCGACTATGAAGCGCCAGATATTCAAGCGGATCGCGATGAAGTATCTGGCCGACTCGCGACAGGAGATCAAGAACCAGATCATGGCGGAGATCGACGCAGCCGTAGAAAACAAGTAACCGGGAAATCGAGGAGATATGGACGAGCCAATCAATGTGCACGCGGTCGTACAACAGGCGATCGCCGAATACATGCGCCAGGACACTGTAAGGCGCGAACCGGCCTACAAGGCGGAGCTACAGGAAGAACGCCGGAAGCGGGAACAACTCGAAAAGCAGATGAACGATCTGGTGGAAGAGAACCGCAGAAGCCGGCTGGCTGCGGAGGAGGCGCAAAGGAGCGCTGCGATCCGGGCTGAGCTGCAAAAGCTGGGTGTTTCGAAAGTGGATTTGGCTTATAAAGCCGTGCAGGACGGAATCGTTCGGACGGAAGACGGACGACTGCTGGCCAAAACCGATCGGGGCGACCAGTCCGCAACCGAGTTTCTGGCCGGATTCGTTCAGGACAATCCTGAGTTTCTGCCTGCGCGGATCGCGGGAGGAACGGGAATGACAGGGACGCAGAAGAGCGGCCCTGCGCCAGGATCGACTGCCGTGGATATCGATCGGATCAGCCCATCGATGAGCAAAGAAGAGCTAGAGCGTGTGCGACAGGAGATCTTGAGAGTCGCGTCGCAAACGTTGCGGGGAGCATAGTCGAAGCCGACTTCTGACTTCGCTCCAGCAAAGGGATCTGAACGCGTGAAGCGCGGCGACTGAGACGAGCGCGGCGCGGAAGGCGGCCAGTAAGGGCGTCACGAGCAGGACGGCAGGCGGGCCGGGATGAGGGTTCCCGGGTCGCAGGGCCGTCCTTTTCTTTTGGCGGCTTTGATTTAAGGCGCGTAACGGCGGCCCGAGTGGCGGCGCGAGCGCCTGGGAGTACTAAGGAGAAAAATGCCATCAATTACGTCAGCTAACGTAGCAAACGCGATTGTGAAGCTGGTAGCGGCGGACGCCCTTCCGGCCCTCGTCGGGAACCTCGTTATGGGGAACCTGGTGAATCGCGACTACGAACCGACACTGGCGCAGGCGGGAGATACGATCAATGTGCCGATCGCTCCTCAGCTTGTGGCCAACAACATCGCAGAAGGCGGAGCGGTGACACCGCAGAATCCGAGCCTCGGCAACGCGCAGATCGTGCTGAACACGCACGCTGAAGCGACGTTCCAGATTCCGGATGTTACGAAGGTGCTTGCGGTTCCGGACCTTCTGAAGGTATATATGCAACCCGCAGTGGTTGCGATCGCGGAGAAGATCGAAAACGATCTGCTCAACCTCTATGCCGGTTTCACCGCGAACACTCCGGTGGGAACGGCGGGGACTCCGGTGACCGAAGCGGTTATCGATCAGGCCGAAACCAGCCTGTTCACCGCGAAGGTTCCGGTGAGCGAGCCGAAATACCTGATTGTTGACAGCAACACGTATTCGGCGATGCGCCAGATTCCGCGCTTCAGCGAATACGACAAGATGGGCGACGCTGGTCTGCGCGCGATGGTGGACGGCACGTTCGGCAAGATCAAAGATTTCTTTGTCTTCCGTTCGCAGTATGTGCCGAAGACCGGAAGCTCACCGGTGAACACGCATAACCTCGCGTTCTGTAAGGATGCGATCGGTCTTGTGATTCGCCGTCTGCCCCAGCCTCTGCCGGGGACGGGCGCGATCGCCGAATACGCCGAACTGGGCAATTTCGGTATGCGCGTCACGATGAGCTACCAGCCGAACACGCTTTCCCAGCAGTTTACGGTGGACGTGCTGTACGGCTGCGCGGTTCTTCGCAACAACTTCGCGGTGCAAGTGAACAGCTAAGCAGTTTTGCCCGGCAATTTCGCAGCGGCATGAGAATTGCCGATGCGCGGCTTCGCCGGGTCCATTGATCTGCGCAGGGCCGAACCGGCGCGAAGGCGAACAATCGCTTTGGCGTCGGTTTCGGCGTGGTGAAAACAGGACAGGAGATAGCGGATGGATTTGCGAGCTTACTACAGAAGACTTCGAGAGGTAGAGGGGGCGATTTCGGAAGAGCACGTCGTGCTTGTGAGTAATGCGACTCCGGAAGGCGGAAAGGCCGGAGTCCGCACAGAGGCTCCGAAAGCGATTGCGGCGAAGTTGATCGCCGAAGGACGGGCGCGGCTGGCGAACCCGGAGGAAGCCGAAGAATTTCGCAGCGCCATTCGGCTGGCAAAAGAGAAATTCGACCAGGAAGAAGCGGCTCGCCGGATGCAGGTCGTGGTCATTCCAGCAGATCCGCGCAGGGTGAAAGAGCGGAGCTGAAGATGGCGCTGTTTATCGACGGGCCGGCCAATTCGGTAGACGCGTTGATGGATGAAGACAGCGGACTGCTGGATACCGCGGAGATATGCGGCATCAACGTGAGCAGGAAGTTGCGCCTCGCCTGGGAGGAGATCCACTCGGATCTTTACCTGTGGCTCGATCATCCGCGTCCGGCGCTGGATGTCGTCTGGGCTCCCACGCTGCGGATCGATCAGATCATTGTGAACGACCCGCTGCGCAGATGGGAGCGGATGAGCGCCCTTGCGCATGTTTATCGGGATGCTTACTTCAGCCAGCTCATAGATCGCTATCAGGCGAAGTGGGATGAATACACGGGACTGACGCGAGATGCGAGGGAGATCTTCATCGCAACCGGACTCGATTTGACGGGTGATCCAATCCGGAAAGCGGAACCGCCTCTGCTGACTACTACTCCGGGAGTGGGCGCGGGCGGAATGTTCTATGCGAGCGTGGCCTGGGTAAATGCGGCGGGACAGGAGGGGCAGGCTTCCGACGCTTCATCGATCACCGTAGCAGCGGGCAGATATTTGACCGTCTCCGCTACCGGTATGCCCGCCAATGCGGCCGGCTTCAACGTTTATGCAGGTTCGACGCCGGATTCGATGGCGCTGCAGAACGCGTCGCCGCTTGGATCAGCCACTACGTATACCTACGTTCCGGGAATGGTGAGCGGGGGGCGCGGTCCGGGGCGTGGACAGTGTTCTCAGTTCAAGCGGCGTCTGACAAGAACAATTCTGAGGGGATAGAGAGTGGCTGGAATCAGCGGAACACTGACGAAGGCGGTCGTTTCGAAGCTGACGTCGACGAGTGAGGGAGTGAATATCCGGATCGGCGCAATTACGCAAGGCGATGCGACGCTTGCGCCGGTCGCGGTGAAGTCTGTGCTGGCGCAGAACGTCAGCGTGGATATCAGCGACAACGCGGGGCACACGCAGTATCCGTCGATTCTTGTGTATTGCGACAAGCTGTCCAACGCCATGACGGAAAAGTTTCGCGAGTTTTCCGGACACGCACGGATGAACGCCGAGGTGCGGCATTCGGAGGACAGGCTCGATCGCGTGCAGGCGAATCTGCAGACGACAGTGGATGCCGTCTGCGCGCTGCTGGCGGATTCACGCGGCGACTGGGGGAACGGCGCGTTTTACGCAGGTGGATACGACGTGACGTATGAACCCGTGGCGCGGGGCGGGAGGAACTTTCTGCAACGCGCGAAGGTGAGCTTCGAACTGGAGGTCAGCAGGTAAGGCATGGCGTATATATCATCAAACGCGAACCGCTGGTACTGCGCGAAAGAGGCGAGTTACGGGGTGGCGCCGACGATCTCGGCGGCGAACCGGATTCCGGCGGTGAAGCTGAGCGCGCACCAGCAGGTGGCGCGGAGTCAACGGAAAGACAAGACCGGGAGTCGTACGTGGGCTGGCAATCCCACGGGAATGCGGCGGCAGACGACGTTCAACCTGACTTCATACATGCGGGACTGGCCGACCGGCACAGGGCTGCCTGCATATGGACCGCTGTTCGAAGCAGTAATGGGTGCGGCCGGCGTGCTTTGGGCCGGAGGCAATGCGGCCGGCGGAAGCACGGCGACAACTATCCGGTTTACTTCGCCCCACAGGCTTGCGCCGGGACAGGCAGTGAGTAGCGGAGCGGAGATTCGATTCGTGGCGGCAGTTGCGGACTCGATGACGGTGGTGCTGAATGCGCCGTTTACGGCGGTACCGGCCCCGGGCGCGCCTCTCGGGCCGACCGCGACTTACGCGCTGGGTTCGGAACTTCCGAGCGTGACTCTGTTTGATTACTGGGACCCAGTGACAGCGGTGCAGCGAGTTCTGGCTGGCGCGGCCATGAATACGTTGAGCGTAAAGCTGAATGGCGATTTCCAGGAACTGCAGTTCGGTGGCATGGCGCAGGACATTATCGACAGCGCGTCGTTTCAAAGCGGTGAAGGCGGATTAACGTCCTTTCCCGCCGAGCCGGGGCTTTCGAGCTTCAGTTATTCGCCGGTTCCGGGGAATCTCGGCCAGGTCTGGCTTGGCGTGCTGCCGACCGCATTTCTGACGGTGAGTTCGGCGACGGTCGATCTGCATAACAACATCAACATGAGAGCGAACGAGTTCGGCTCGTCTCTGCCGCGTGGTATCGCGCCGGGAGCGAGAGAGGTGACGATGGCGCTCGAGCTGTTCGGGCAGGACGACGATGCGACTACGGGGCTTTATCAGGCCGCTCGTCAGGTTTCACCGCTCAGCGTCATGTTTCAAACAGGCCAGGCGAGCACACAGCTGATGGGCGTTTATGTTAAGAGCATCGTGCCCGATCTGCCACAGTTCGATGATACGGATCACCGGCTCAAGTGGAGATTCAGCAGTTCCAGGGCGCAGGGTACCGCAAACGACGAGCTGGTGGTGGCGTTCGCATAGCTATGCATTGGGAAGGCAAAGTGGTGAAGCCCTCGCAGACGCGGCCGGGGGTGGAGTTCGTGATCGCGCGGATGACCTTTGGGCGGCGGCTCGAACTGATGCGACGAGTCCGGGATCTGGCGGCTCGGTTGGAGTATTTCGAAGCCGGCCATGAAGAGCGGCACCGTATGGAGGCCAGCATCCTGGCTGGTGAAATCGACACGCTATACGTGCGGTGGGGCCTCGAAGAGGTTCGAGGGCTCGAGATTGATGGCGTGGCGGCCGATATTGACGCTCTGATTGAGCGCGGCCCCGAAGACCTGTTCATCGAGGCCCTCACGGCCATCCGCTCCGAGTGCGGGTTGACGGAAGCCGAAATAAAAAACTGATAGTCGCATTCCACTTTCAATTTGCGAACCGGGCCGGGTGGAATTGCGACGAATGCAGGAAACACGGCCTGGAGAAGAAGCGGCGATGTGGGTTCATCGCTGAGGAAAAGCGCGGAAAGCCGGTGGTGGTATGGGGGCGAAAACGGGCGCGCACCGAAGAATGCCCGAAATCGTTTATCACGGGCCAGAGCCTTGCGTGGATGGAAGAATTTGTTGCGCGCCGGCGGCTTTCGATTCCGGATTCGCTCGAGGTGGACGCGCGCAAAGTGGATGCATTCCTGATTCTGCAGAGAGAAATGGAGATCGAAATACGCGATGGCCAAACGGAGCATTGAAGAGACGTTCAAGACAATTGCGCCTTCCCGTTTGCGGGGAGTGCCGAATCCTGCGACGATCTCGGGAGCTTTCAGCGCGGGAGGCGATTCGGGTTCTTCGATATCAGAGGCGACGAGCGAGATCTCGCAGCTCAGGACGGCTTATCAGCAGCAGGCGCAACTGATCGCGGCGAATACGCAGGCGCTACAGAGCAACACGTCGTCACAGAGTTCGCACTCGGTGGCCAGCACAGTCGGAAATGTGGCATCGGGTTTTCTGGGCGGATCGCTGGGATTCTTATCCCCGATCGTTTCGGGGATCATGAGCCTGTTTGGCGGGGGTGGTTCGACGCCGGCTCCGTTGACGACCTACACAGCGCCTCCGCCGATTGCGATTGATGGATTTCTGCAGCCGCAGAGTTCAAGTTCGACTCAGAGTACAGCGCAAAAGGCAAGCAGTGCGGCACCGACCGCTCCCACGCAGGTAACAGTGCATGTGAACGCGATGGACAGCCAATCGTTCATGGATCGCTCATCCGACATCGCAAATGCGGTGCGTGAAGCCATGCTGAACCTGCATCCGATCAACGATGTGATTTCGAATCTCTGAACATGGCAAGTTTTCCAACTCTGAAGACAGGCGCGGTGGCGCAATATCCGCTGCAGACCGGGTCGCGATACTCGAGCCAGGCAATCCAGTTTCTCGATGGCAGCCGACAGTCGTATCGGATACAAGGGCTGGCCTTGCGGCGCTGGTCGATACAGCTTAACGGTCTGGATGAAGGTGAACTCGCGGACGTGATCGCGTTTGTCGAGCGACAGTGCCTTGCCCCATTTTCTTTTACTGATCCGGTAACGGGGCAGACTGCGGGCAAGTGCATCATCGCCGGTCAGAAGATGGACGCGGCGATTAAGCAAGAAGAAAACGGGCAGGCGATGCTCATTATCGAGGAGATTCCGTGACGTATTTTCCGCAGACCGGCGCAGGTTCGATTGCGCAGTTCCCGGTGCAGCGAACGCGCCAGTGGCGATGGATTTCGAACCAGATGGAAAGCGGGGAGATGATTATGCTTCCCGACGCGCCGGCAGGGCGGATTGCGTGGAACCTGAAGTACACGGATGTCACGACAGCCGAAGCCGCCAGGTTCAATGCGCTCTTTGCGGCTGCGCAAGGCCAGTATGGCTCGTTTCTGTTTGTGGATCCGATGGCGAATCTGCTGGCCTGGAGCGAGGATTTTGCGCGGCCGGACTGGCAACCGGGGCTGCTACAGATTTCAGCCGGAGCAAACGGTCCGCTCGGAGCAACGCGAGCATGCGTAGTGAAGAATCCGGGCCAGGCCGAGCAGTTGCTAACGCAAACGCTGAACGTTCCCGGGGATTACGTGACGTGTCTCAGCGTGTGGGCTCGGAGCGATTCGAGCACGGTGTTCGCGCTGACGCGAGATGGGCTGCGATCGAATTTTGCGGTGAATTCGGCATGGACCCGGTACAGCATCAGTGGAACAGGCGCCGCCGGAGCGCCGAACTCGGTTTTCTCCGTCGTGATCGGCGCTGGTCAGACGGTTCAGATCTTTGGACCGCAGCTGGAAGCCCAGCCGGCGGCGTCCTCGTACAAGCAGACGAGTGCGGCTACGGGCATCTATCCAGAAACATATTTCGCGAGCGATGAATTGGCTATGACCTGTACGGGTCCGGGGCTATTCGCTTTTGAAATCGATTTGATATCTCGAGTGCAGTCCTGATGCAGAACCCATTCACAGCAAAAGAACAATCCTCGGCCGATACTCCTCTGCTTTTGTTCACGTGCACGACCGCGGACGGCGCGGTCGGGCGCTGGAGCAGCCGCACGATTACATGGAATGGAGAGCAGTACGAAGGGCGAGTTGTTCGACAGAGCCTCTTTGAAGCGCAGGGGGCGTCGGACACGCAGGTGGGCGGGGCGCCGAAGCTAACTTTTGAACTGGCGAATGCGGACTCGGAGTTATCCGAAATAGAGGCGCAGAGCGGGTTCAAAGGCGCTCAGTTGACGGTTCACCTGATGTTCGTGGACGTGAGCACGGGAACCGTGACGAGCGATCCGGTGGTTGTTTTTCGGGGATTGATGAACCCGCCCGAGCTGATTACCGAGACTACTTTCCGGCTCAGCGCGATGAACCGCATGTCGCTGCAGCGCGCCGTACTGCCGAACGTGCGGGTGCAGAGGATTTGTCCATGGAGATTTCCGGCGACGGCGGCGCAGCGTCGCGAGGCGGTGGACGGCGGGCCGGCGCGGGGTCGATACTCGCCGTTCTTCGCATGCGGTTATTCGCCGGATCAGGACAACGGCGTCGGCAACATGAACGGCGATGCACCGTTCAATTCCTGCTCGTATACGCGGTCTGACTGCGAAGCGCGAGGTATGTTCGCGAAGGATTCAGCCGGGCGGACAACGGCGAGGTTCGGCGGCATTGAATTTGTCCCCGCCTCGATTCTGGTGCGCGGGGCGGGGCAGAAGAATTTTCAGCTTTCCGCGGTCCAGGACAACGAAGCCCGGTATAACGATTTCGTTCCTCTCGTGTACGGGACGCAATGGGTAATGCCGGATGTGGTGTTTGCACGTAATGACGGCAATCTTACGCGGATGGAGGTGCTGCTGGGGCTGGGCGAGATTCAGGGCGTTCTGAAGGTTCTGGTCAACGGCATTGAAATTCCGCAAGGCGTCGCAGGTCAGAACATGACGTCCACGGGGTGGTACAACCTGATTGCTCCGGGAACGCGGACGGGCGCGGCGGATCCGAATTTCACAGATGCAAACGGCGCGGCGCAGGGCGATCCATATGGCAGCATGGCATATCTATCGATCGTTTTGCCCAACCGAATCAACAATGGGACGAATCTGCCAAGTGTGCAGGTGCTGATGCAGGGTCTTAAGCTGCTGCAGTTCGATAGCAACGCAAACTACCTCGGCACGTTCTTTTCGAACAACCCGGCGTGGGTGCTGATGGACGTTTTGATGCGGATCGGTTACACGATCGACGACATCGACCAAGGTAGCTTCGCGCGGGCGGCGGCGTATGCCGAAGAACAGATCGGCGCCACCGATCCAGTGGCCGGGCAGGTCCAACTGGCCCGTTTTCAGTGCGATTTCGCGATCAACCGGCCGACAAGCGCGGGGGAATTGATTCGGGCGATTCGCAATGCCGCCAGAATTTACGTAGTTCTTAACACCGCCGGGAATCTGGAGGCGCGAGTCGAAAACACCTTCGCGCTGCAGCAGCCGTCGTTGCCCTATGGGAGTAATTCGCAGAATACGTTCAATGGCGGCTGGCCTGCATATGAATTCGATGCGAGATCTATTGCACGCAATTCGGATGGGAGCAGCAGCGTAAAGCTCTCGTCGCGCGGCGCACAGGATACTCCCAACCGCCTTTCGATCGAGTTTCAGGACAGCTTCAATCAATATCAGCAGGACAGTCTTTCGCTTGCCGATCAGGACGACGCCTATCTGTGCGCGCAGGAAGTGGCCGTTCAATGGAACGCCGTCGGTATCTCTAATTTCAACCAGGCCGAGAGGATGCTGGCCCTGGGATTGAACCGTGCTCTTGAAGGCAACGTGTTCATCGAGTTCCAGACGAGCGTGAAGGGCCTGGGCATACTGCCTGGCGATCTGATCACGGTGACTTACGCAAAAGAAAACCTGCAGCGGACACCGTTTCGCGTGACTAAGATTGCTCCGGGCCCGAACTACCGGACCCTCACCATTACGGCGCAGTTGCATAACGACGGGTGGTATTCCGATACTGTCACCGGAATGGTGGGAGGGCGGGGGTGGCGATCGGGTGAATCGAGCGGCCTCCCCGCTCCGGTGGGCGGGACAGTAATTGATTCGAACGGCAATCCTCAGCTTGGAATCTCGGAATCGGAGATCACTGGAAGCGACGGTTCTTCGCAGGTCCAAATGCAGGTGTCGTTTGCCGCGCCTGCAAACAATCCGGGAATACTTGCAGCGCCGCTGCTTGGGCTCGCACCGGAAATCAGCACGAGCGGAGGGACGCTCGCGGGAGGGACCAGCTATTACTACGCAGTAAGCGCTGTGGATAGGGGTGGGGGAGAGAGTCCCCTTTCCTTCGTAGCTGAGGCAAGCCCCAACGCCGCCTCGAATGCGAATTCGGTGATGCTCGGTGGGATCGGCTTGCCGTCCGGTACGGTA